AGAACCATTTAGATTTATACATTGGAATATTACAGCTATTCCAAAAGAGATGGCTAAAGATGTCGTTTAAGAAAAATAAATATACAGTTATTCGTAAAGCAATATCAAAAGATTTAGCAACTTTTGTTGCAAATTATTTTTTAATGAAAAAACAAGTTTATGATACTTGTAGAAAAGCAAGATATTTTTCTCCATTTGAAAATATATTAGGATACTATGAAGATCCAGTAGATGGACAGATTCCAAATACTTATTCTCATTATGCAGATATTGCTATGGAAACTTTAATGTTAAAATGTCAGCCACAAATGGAAAAAGTTACAGGATTAAAATTATATCCTGCGTATACTTATTCAAGAATATATAAGAATGGTGATGAACTTAAAAGACATAAAGATAGATTTAGTTGTGAGATATCTACAACGATGAATCTTGGTGGTGACGATTGGCCAATATATTTAAATCCTGACCCAAAAGCTGGATATTGTTATGGTCCCCCTATAGGTATTCATAAAGTTCAAGAGTATAAACCAACAAAAGATAAAGGCATAAAGGTAGATTTGAAGCCAGGAGATATGTTAGTTTATTCTGGCTGTGAATTAGAGCATTGGCGAAAAAAATTCAAAGGCAAAGAATGCGTACAAGTTTTTCTGCATTATAATAATCGTAAGACCCCAGGGGCGAAGGATAACATGTTCGACAAACGTCCACATTTAGGTCTTCCTTCTTGGTTTAAACGATGATATAATTCTTAGATGGGGGCTGTGTCACCACCACATACCACGCAGCTCCCTTTTAAGGAATATATTATATGTTTTTTGGCGGAACACAATTTGCAGGAGCCCCTTTTGGAGATTCAGGTTTTGATCCTAATGCGTTTGTAAACGTAACCGGATCTAGGATAAATGAATCCACAGGCACAGTAGGTCTAGTAGGTAATGCTAATTTAAGTGTTACTGGTAATAGGCTTAATTTTACAATCGGTAATGTAACTATTATTGAGGGTACAGGTGTTATTGTATCTCCAGACGGAAGTAGAATAAATGTTACAAGCGGTGACCCTACTATTGTTGCAAAAGCATTAACGGCTGTAACAGGATCAAGAATAGATTTAAATACGGGGACACCTACATTTGCGTTTAAATACCCTGTATCAGGATCTAGAATAAATACAAATACGGGCAGTGTTACGACAATAGGTAAAGCAACTGTTTTACCAAATGGATCTAGAGTTGATGTAAGCACAGGGTCTGTAACAGTCACAGCAGATGCTAATCTATCAGTAACAGGAAATAGAGTAGATGTTGAGATAGGAAATGTTACAACTAAAGCAAATGCCACAGTAACAGTAACTACAAACAGACAAAATTTATCAACAGGAACTGTAACTATTGTAGCAAAAGCTACCGTTTCTCCAGATGGTAGTAGAATAAATATGGCAGATGGTTCAGTATTAATTAAAAAATGGGATGGTGTAGTGCCAGGTGCAACTATGACTTGGGAACCAGTACAGACATCACTAGGATAGAATATGTTATTTGGAGCAACACCCTTTTCAAACTCACCTTTTGCTGATCCAGGCGGCGTAACAGTCTTTGTTAGTATAACAGGGAACAGGGTAAATGTAGATACTGGAACAGTTGGTATATCAGCTTCAGCAAGAGTATTACCAAATGGGACTGGAACAGAGATATCAATAGGTAATGTTGTTGTTAAAATAGGTCAAACTGTAGGCGTAACAGGGGTAAGAATAAACCTTGCAACAGGCACTGCTAATGTGATATCATGGAACCCGATAGTTCCAGGGGCAACTAGTACCTGGGTACCTATTGACCCGAACAATCCGTAGGAGAAATATATGGCGTCAAGTACATCGAGCGATTTAAAACTAGAATTAATTACCACAGGTGAGAAATCAGGTACCTGGGGTACAATTACAAACACAAATTTACAGATATTAGAACAAGCATCATCAGGATATCTATCCTTAGATGTAGGATCAGGTGATGTGGCTTTATCTTTAGCAAACCATGCTACAGCAAATGGTAAGAATTTATATTATAAATTAACAGGCACACTTTCAGCTAACAGAACAGTAACGATGCCTGATTCTGCTGAGAGAGTATTTATTGTAGAAGACGCTACAACAAGATCCTCTTCTAATTTTACATTAACAGTTAAGACAGTATCGGGGACCGGGCTAGCATTACCTATAGGATCTACAACAGTTTTATATTCTGATGGTACAAATATTACAGGTAAATTACAAACTAAAGGATATTACACACCATCTACGACATATACCACGGTTAATGGTGATCAAATTTTAGTTGATACATCTGGAAGTGGTATTGGTACTGCAATTACAATAAATCTACCTGCCTCACCTGCTATTGGAAATGAAGTTACATTTATTGATAGCGGAAATAATCTTGCATCTAATAATCTCACTGTTGGTAGAAATGGATCTAATATTAATGGGTCTGCATCAAATTTAGTGGTATCAGCAAATGCTTCAGCTTTTACGTTAGTATATGCTAATGCATCAAGAGGCTGGGTATTCAAAGATAAAATATAGGAGCTAACACGTGGCTCTACTTGACTTTCAATTTTTACCTGGAATTGATAAACAAAATACATCTGTTGGTGCTGAAAGCCGTTGGGTTGATTGTGATAATGTAAGATTTAGATACAATCTTCCAGAAAAAGTTGGTGGTTGGTCATCACTTGTTACAGACACAATAGTTGGTGTTGCTAGACGTGAGTTTGCATTTGTGGATATAGCTGGTAATAGATACGTAGCTATAGGCACAGATAAATTTTTACTTTTATATTTTGAAGGTCAGCTATATGACATCACACCTGTAAAAGCAGCTTTGTCTAGTGCAACAATTGCAACCACATCTGGTTCTGCAATCTGTTCTATAACTAAATCTGCACATGGATTAGTGGCAGGTGATATCGTACAATTCAATAGTGTAACATTACCTAGTGGTACAGGTTACTCTGCGTCTGATTTTGAAGATAAAAACTTTCAAGTGACATCTGTTACATCTAGTTCTGTATTTACAATTACACAAAGCTCTAATGCATCAGCTACTGTATCTACAGGGGGTAGTATAGAATTAATTCCTTACGAGCCTGTTGGTCCCGCTGCACAATCATATGGTTATGGTTGGGGTACGGATACTTATGGAGCTGGTAAATGGGGTGAGGCATCGTCAGCAGATGAGATAACTCTTGAACCTGGTCTTTGGTCTTTAAGTAATTTTGGTGAGGTATTAGTTGCAACTATTGCAAATGGTAAAACATTTACATGGAACGCAGGAGCCACAGATCCACTGACTGTGAGAGCGTCCACATCTACATCTGGATTTGCAACCACAAATAATCCAACTGCAACAAGGGTAACGCTTGTATCACCAACAACACGTCACTTAATACATCTTGGTACAGAAACAACTATTGGTACACCAGCAACACAAGACGACATGTTTATTAGATTCTCAGAACAAGAAGATATAAATGATTATACAGTTACTGCCATTAACACAGCAGGTACACAAAGATTACAAGATGGCACAAAAATTATTGGTGCATTAAAAGCAAAAGAATCTATTCTAGTTTGGACAGACAATGCACTATACACTATGAAATTTGTAGGTGCTCCATTTACATTTGGTTTTGAACAGGTGGGCACAAACTGTGGATTGATTGGTAAAAATGCTGCCGTTGAAATAGATGGTGTTGCGTTTTGGATGTCTCCAAACGGTTTCTTTGCATTTGATGGTACAGTTAAATCTTTAAAGTGTGCTGTTCAAGATTATATTTATGATCAAGCTGATACTACAAAAGGACAACAAGTATATGCAGGATTAAATAATCAGTTTACAGAAGTGATATGGTATTATCCCTCGTCTAATTCAGAATACAATGATCAATATGTTGTATATAACTATGGAGAAAGTAACCCTAGAATACCAGGAGGTGTTTGGTATATAGGAACAGAGTCTAGAACCACATGGATTGATGCAACGGTATACCCTAAACCATTTGCAACTAAGTTTGATGATAGTGCAACAGGCACTTTTCCGGTCATTGTTGGTGAATCAGGGCTCGGGCAAACCACATTATTTGAACATGAAGTTGGCACAGATCAGGTAAATCCTGATGGATCCACAACAACGGTTACATCTTTCATACAATCTTTTGACTTTGATATACAACAAAGAATGAGAGGTCAGGCATATCAGGTAGCTGGGGACGTATTTTTAGCCGTTAGAAGATTTTTACCTGATTTTAAAGACTTAGCGGGAAATGCTAAAATAACATTAGCTGTTAAAAGATACCCTTCAGATTCACAAACAACAACATCTTTAAGTCCATTTACAATCACTGCAAGCACTGATAAAAAGGATACAAGAGCACGTGGAAGATTTGTAAATATAAAAATAGAAAATGATGCTGCATCTGAGTCATGGAGATTTGGCACATTTAGGTTAGATGTACAAGCGGATGGTAGAAGATAATGGCTAAAATAGTAGTTAGGTTACCAGAACCAAAAGAAGAATATGATATATCTAACCAAAAACAAATTAATAGAGCTGTTGCATTAATTGTAGAACAATTAAATTCAACATTTCTAGATGAACAAAAACAGGAGCAAGAGAGATTCTCTTGGTTTATAGGTGGCTAACGTATATAAAAACGCAAAAATAGATCTTACAACTACAGACAATACAACTGTATATACAGCTCCTAGTAACTCAAGAGCAATATTAAAAAATATTTTAGTATCTGATGACTCAGGTAGTGGAGATAGTATTAATGTAACTTTAACAGATGCAAGTGCAGCAGTATTCTCTCTTTTTAAAACAAAAACAATTGGGTCAAATGCAACTACAGAGTTGATAACACAACCAATTGTATTACAAGAGAGTGAGATATTAAAAGCACAAGCAACAACAGCAGGTAGACTACATATAGTAGTTTCTCTGTTAGAAATAAATAGGGATTAATATGTTTATAGAAGAAGGAGAAGTAGCATACACATACATAAACGGTAAAAAAGTGCCGGTAGTAAAATGCGAGACAGAAGTAGTTTTAAGAAACAAAGAAACAGGTTATGAGTATGGTTCTGATAAAGAGGCAGAGGATGATATTGCAAATCCAGACACTGCCACACAAAAAGAACATGTAGTAAGATCTGTTAAAGTAAAAGTTGCGGCAATGCCACCGTTAGGTGCATCATCAGATGAGGATAAAAAAGATGGCGAAAAATAAAAAACCAGTCGTACAAGGTGGAGTAGAAAATTATTTAGGTAAACAACCACAAGTTGTTGCTCCTAGAAAATGGCAGTCTAGTCCTGATGCACCACCAACAGAACTTGCATACATTACAAAAGAAGAAAAAGATTTAATACTTAAAAAGGATATACACGGATCATTATCTAAAGGTCCTAATATGGGCCCATCTGGAATCATGTCATTAGATAGTTTTGGTGATATAGGTGGAGCTGGAGCTGGTGGAGCTGATACAGCTGCTGGAGGTGGATATGATACAGGCGCTGGAGGCGGAGGTTTTTCTGGTCAAGCACCAAATGAAACTAAATCAGCGTTTGAGGCGAGAACAAGAAATCAAAGAGAGATTATGCAAAAAGCTGAACAACGACAGGCTGAAAGATTAGGGTACAATGAAAGACAAAATATAGCTGACTTTAAATCTAGAAGAGGACCATTTGGTTTAGGTAGCTTATTTTCAACTGTTCTTGGACTTGTAAATCCGGTTTTAGGTTTTGCAAGTAGAGCTGCTATGGGACTACCTGGAATAAAAAGTGTTCTTGGTAAATTTGGATTTGGAAAAACAGAGGAAGAAGACGATGGAACAACTTTAGCACAACAAGTAAGTCCTGATTTACCTTTTGCAAGATCTTATTTACAGAGTTTACAACCAACTAGTATTACCGGAACTAATTTTCCAGGAGCTAATCAACCAACAAATGTTGCTGATCCTAATCAATTATCTGGTGATCTTATGAGTCTTGAAGAAGGTGTGGAACCTGGCTTCTCTCCTTTACAAGCAAGAGATGGTGGTAGAATTCAATATATGGATGGCGGACTGACTGACCTTGTGGACATATATGATTGATTATAATAGAAAAAGGCGATAAAAAGGACAAACTATGGCAATTTCAAGAATGAATATGGAAAGACAACTTAGAGCTGGCGGTGGTATCATGACACTAGAAGAGCCAAGACAAGGTTATTTTCTAGGTAAGATTGTAAGAAAGGCTAAAAAAGCTGTAAAGAAAGTTGTTAAGTCACCACTAGGTAAAGCTGCTATAATAGGGGCTTTGGGTTTTGGTATACCGGGAACACAAATAGGTGGATTATTTGGTAGAGCAAGTTTTGGTGGAGCTGCAAAAGGATTGTTAGGTAGATATGGAATAGGTTCAACTTTATCAACTAGACTACCTTCTTTATTTGCTAGAGGAAACGTTCAACGAAACCCAGGTTTATTTAGAGGATTAATGGATAAATTTGCAGGATTGTCTACAGGTCAAAAACTTTTATTAGGTGGTGGTGCAGCAGCTACATTAGCACCATTTTTTATGGGTGGTGATGAAGAAGAGATAGACCCAGGTATAGATGTTACAGGTGTACAGCCAATGGTAGCTGATATTAGAAATCAAGCTAGAGAGTTTTATAAAAATCCTGCCTCTCGTGCATCCTCTGGTTTATTCTTCATGCCACAACAACAATTT